GGAAATGCTTATGACAAATATTTTGTTATGGGGATATGCTTATATTCAAAAAATATATAACCGGGCCGGACAAGTAATTGAGTTATGGCCTTTATATTCTAAATATATGGAAGCCAAAAGAGATAAAAATAAAAAACTATTTTATAGATATAAAGAGCCAAAAAAGCAGAGAGACTTTTCCACAGAGGAAATTATAAATATTACCGGTTTGACAATGGATGGTATTACCGGATTATCAATTTTAGAATATGCCAGAGAATCTTTAGGATTAACAATGGCAACTGAAAAATTTGGATCTAGCTTTTTTGGAAATGGAACAAAACCGGGCGGCGTTCTCGAATTACCAGAAGGCGGCCACTGCAAAAATAAAGATGAAGTACGGACCGAATGGAATTTATTATACAGAGGTCCAGATAACGCAAATAAAATTGCTATTTTAGATAATGGCATGAAATATAAACCGGTTGGAATCCCTCCGGAAGATGCTCAATTTTTGCAAACTAGACAATATCAAATACCGGAAATTTGCCGGTGGTTCCGTATTCCTCCACATAAAGTAGCGGATCTTAGCAATGCAACTTTTTCAAATATTGAGCATCAAGGTATTGAGTATGTGTCTAACACTTTAAGGCCCTGGCTTGTGAGATTTGAAAAGTCCTTAGCCAGGGGATTATTAAATGACCAGGAAAAAAAGAAATATTTTATACAATTCAATGTTGACGCACTTTTAAGAGGTGATTTTACAACAAGAATGCAAGGATACGCAACCGCTCGTCAAAATGGATGGATGAACGCAAATGACATAAGAGAATTGGAAGATATGAACCCTATGCCAGAAGATGCCGGTGGCGACATATTTCTAGTAAATGGAAATATGGTCCCTATTACCGAAGCTTCAAATAAAAATAATAATAATCAAGGTGGTGATAATTTTGCCAACGGAGATCCAAACCAAGGAGATTAGAATTTTTTCTAATATTTTTGAAATTAGGGAAGATAAAGAGGGAAAACGAGAAATTGAAGGTTATGCCCTAGAATGGGAGACTTTATCCGAAGAATTGGGATGGTGGTTTACATATAGAGAAAAATTTAGAAAAGGAGCTTTTAGAGATTATTTAAAGGATAAAGACACCGATACAAAATTGTTATTAAATCACGATACAACTAAAGTTTTAGCCAGAAGTAAATATGCAACAATTGAATTTAAAGAGGATAATACCGGGTTATGGTTCAAAGCTGATTTGCCAGACAATACAATTGGCAATGATACTGTTGAAAGTGTTAAAAGGCGCGATATAGACGGCGTAAGTGTTGGATTTATTATGCGGAAGCAAGAATGGGACGAAACCGACGAAGAAAATGTAGTTAGGACCGTTATTACTGCTGATTTGCCGGAAATCTCATTAACTGCATGGCCGGCCTATAGTTCGTCAAGCGTAGATACTAGAGAAAACGATCCATATAAATTATATAAAGAAAGAAATGAATATAAAAAAAGGTTAATGTTTTTAAGGGAGGTATCACTCAATGAATCTTAATGAAATGAGACAAGAACTTGCAAAAATTGCAAAAGAATTAAGAGATACAAACAAAGAAAATATGTCAAAAGAAGAATTGGAAAATTGGAATAAAAGAAAAAAAGATTATGATGAAATGAAAGAAAAAATTAAGGCCGCTGAAAAAGCCGAAGAAGAAAGATTAGAAAGAGAAAAATTTTTAGATAGTGAAAATAATTACCTGGAATCAAGACAAAGCGATCCAGTAAAACCGCCAATATTTGCAGAGGTAAAAAGCGAATATAAACGTCAATTTAGAACACTAGGCGAACAATTAAAATGTATTAGGACCGCAAGCATTCCCGGTAATGCTCCGGATCAAAGATTAAGTATTGTTGAAAAAGAAGTAAGGGAAAGAGAAATGAGAGCAAGTGGCATGAATGAAGGCATAGGATCGGAAGGGGCTTTTGCTCTAGAACCGGATTTTGCCGGAAGAATTTTTGAAACTGCGGTTGAGACTGGACAAATTTTATCCAGAGTAAATATGTTGCCTGTAAATGGTTCAGGCGTTAAATGGATGGACGTTGACGAATCAAGCGTGGCCACTACTGTATATGGCGGCGTTATTGCTTATTGGGCGGCTGAGGCTGCAACTGTTACAGCAAGCAAGCCAAAACTTGCAAAAAAATCAATGGATCTTGAGAAATTGATGGCCATTGCTTACGCAACGGATGAATTAGAAGAGGATACCGCATTTATTTCTAGTTGGTATAATGAATCTTTTGCAACCGCCGTTGATAGACAAGCCGAAATTGCTATTATAAATGGTTCCGGCGCTGGCGTACCTTTAGGAATTTTGAAAGCTCCATGTCTTGTGACTGTCAATAAAGAATCAGGACAAACAACCGATACAATTATTTATGATAATGTATTGAAAATGTGGGCCAGAATGCCAGGAATGAAAAGAAGAAATGCTGTTTGGTTAGTAAATCCAGATGCAGAAACACAATTAGCAAAAATGGCTATGACAATCGGAACTGGTGGCGTGCCTGTTTATTTGCCTGCTGGTGGTTTAAGTGTAGATGGGTATTCTAATTTATTTGGCAGACCTGTCATTCCAACTGATTGTTGTCAGGCACTAGGAGATAAAGGAGATATTATTCTATGTGACCTTAACGATTATATGATGATCAGAAAGGCCGGAAATGATGGCGGTATGAAGTTTGATGTTTCTATGCATGTACAATTTTTATATGCAGAAAACACCTACAGAATTATATTTAGATGTAATGGTATGCCTAAAAAATCTACTACTACAACTATCAAAAATTCTAGCAATGTAAGAGGATCTTTTATTACTTTGCAAGCTAGATAATTATAGAAATTTTATAGGGAGGAATCAAAATGAACAGCACTAAAATGTGTTTACCTGAAGAATTAAAACATGTTATCGGATTAGCGCCACAAGTTGATAGCGCGACCGATTCAGATATAATTTGCTTGAAAAATGCAAAGAGGGCCTGGGTACAAGTAATTGTTGCTCAGGCAAATGCGGCAATTCCAGATTTTACAATCTATCAATGTACAGATGTTAGCAACTCATTATCTGACAACAAGGCTTTATCTGGCAATTGCGAAATTTGGTATAATGCCGACGTTTCGGCCGCTGATACTTTAACAAGGGGTACTGCTGCTAAGACTTATAGTTTTTCTGCAGCCCTAGCAACAAAAGTTTGCTGGTTTCAATTAGACCTAGCAAATTGTTTGGACCTAGCAAATGATTTTGATTGCATATATGTAACCAGCGGAGGATCTAACGCGGCAAATATTATTTCGGTTAATTTTTATCTAGATCCAAAATATGCAGAAGATGTATTGCCAGCGGCAATAACTGATTAAGGAGGGGTTTAATTTGGCAAACAGAAGCGCAATTTTTTCTAGCAACGTCCCTGGCGGCCCTCAAAATATAGTAGATTTTGCTAAGCATCCATATGATGTATATTTTATTGATTCTAGCAATAGCAACGCAAATGATGCTGCCGGTTCGGGAAATAGTCCTGATATTCCCCTAGCAAGCATTGATTATCTTTTTTCCCTAGCAACTGCCGGGAAAAAAGTTGTTGGATATGTTTTGCCAGGTCATACGGAAACTTATAGCACAACCGGAACAAAAATGACGGCCGATAAAGCCGGGGTACATATTATCGGACTTGGAAAAGGATCTAACAGGCCAACTATAACTTTTGGCCATGCTGATGCAACTTGGGTTATATCAGCGGCTAATATAACAATTGAAAATATTTTGTTTGTAACAAGTATTGATAGTGTTGTTACTTATGGAACAATCTCAGGCGCTGACTTCAAAATGATTGATTGCGAATGGAGAGACACAACAGATATTGAAGTTATAACAGATTGGACTGTTACCGGAGATAGACCACAATTTATAAATTGTAATAAATCCGGATATACTGGCGGCGATGCCAATGTTAGATGTCTTTCATTCGCTGGTGTTGATGGTGCTTTAATAAAAGATTGTAATTTTGCAACTAAAGTTACAACTGCAGTTATTGGTTTTGTTACGACTGCATGTACTAACATGATCATTGATAATTGTAAATTTGGGGTAAACGGTACAACAGATTATTCCAAAAATGTTGTTGATACAATTGGCGGATCTACCTGGATCGTTACAAAAAGCTATGATATTGGGGCCGGTGCAAAATTCTCCGGCGGTTCTGGTAATGATATATCCAATAGTTATAGTCCATTAGGAATAAAAGTAACAAGAGCAAAAGCCGATGTTTTAGACAGTGTTCAAAATGCTATTTTTGATGTTACTGGTGATGTTTTAGTTACTCATATTGAGGGGTTAATTGAAGATGGGGCCGTTGATACCGAAACAGTTAATACAAAACTAATTTGGAATAGTACATCATATGGAGATACAGATATTTGCGGAAATTTAGATTTAACAGCCGCGGCCGTTGGGACTAAATTAGGAATAACCGGAACATTTACCGATGCGCTACAAGCCGATGCAAATGGAGCTTTAAAACTTCAAGATCCTATCACTTTAAAAGGTGGCGGCACTATAGATATTTTATCTGGGGCAGATGGTGGCGGCGATAATAGCGCAACCGTAAGTTTTATTATTTATTATAAAAAAATGTCTAGTGATGGCGCTATTTCTGCGAGTGCTTAGGAGTTGATTAAATGGCTGTTTATCGAATTACAAATATTGAGACTTTTATTGGGGCTTCAACAGATGACAAACCAACTGGAGTCCCGCCGGGATCAATATTTTATGAATATGATACTTATAAAAGATTTGTTAATTATGATGGAACCAATTGGATTATTCAAGAACTTTATACAACTAGTTAAGGGGTGGCAAATATGGATTTACAAATTAAATTAATTACAGATGTTAGCTCTGAATTAGTTAGTGTATCCGAACTAAAGACACAATTAAGAATTGATGCTTCGGATGAAGATGCATATTTGCCAGGTTTAATTACAGCGGCGCGCGAATATTGCGAAAATTTCACAGGACGAACAATAGGCACTAAAACTTTAGAAGGAATATTAGATGATTTTCCTTGTGAAGGAATTTATTTGCTTGATTCTCCGGTCCAATCAATAACTAGTATTAAATATATTGACAGTGATGGGACGGAAAATACCTGGAATAGTATTTATTATGTTTCAAATTTAGATATTATTCCGGAACGTATTTATCCGGCTTATGGACAAAGTTGGCCAGCATATACACCTTATCCAACCGGATCAGTAAGAATAAGATATCAGGCCGGCCATACTTCGAGTAATTTACCGGAAGCTATAAAGCAATCTATTTTATTAGTAGCCGGGGATTTATACGAAAATAGAGAGGCAACAAGTGAAAAAAAGGTTTATGAATTGCCTTTTGCTGTTAAGGCTCTATTGACTCCATATAAAATTAGGTGGTTTAGATGAGACAGGGACTGATTGATGAAAGTAAAAAAATCCGGGCCGGTAAATTAACTAAAAGATTAGTTATTCAAACAAAGACTGTAAATGAAGCAAGAAACGGATCTTTTAAAGAAAATTGGACAGAATTGGACACTGTTTGGGCCAGGATTAATCATATAAATCAAACTGAAAATATACTAGGAAAAAGTATTAACAATACTTCAATAGCAATAATTCTAATTAGGTATAGATCAGATATAAACACTAATTGCCGGGGTTATTGGAATGGCAGCTATTATAATTTTACTGAAATTATAAATGTTAATAGTGAAGATAGAAAATTGTTAATTACCGCGGAGGTAAGAAGCAATGAACAAAGTTAGTTATAAAAGTAATTTTGATAAAGCTGAAAAGGCTATATTAAAAGCTTGTGATAATTCAATAAAAGAATCCGAACATTTTTTAAAGGACAGATTAAGAAGAATAATAAAC